GCGGAGGCGGCTTTGGAAGCGCACCTTCAGCACCGAGCACAAGTTTTGCGCCAGCACCAAGTTGGGGTACAACGCAAATAGCAACAACGGCAACTGGCAAGAAGATCATTCCAGACGAGCCGCAACCAATTTTATAAGGAAAACACAATGAAAAATATTATATTTGTAGCAGGACTATGTTTAGTGTTATCTAGCACAGCATACGCAGGTGGTGAAACAAAAGAAGTATGTAAAGATAAAACAGATAAAGCTGGTAAAGTTATAAACGATAAAGCTGGTAAACCAGTCCAAGTTTGTAAGAAAATTAAAGTTCACAAGAAAGTGGAAGGTACTGCCGTAGAAGGTACTAAGCCAGATCCTAAAAAGAAGTAATCAAACTCTTGACAGGCTCCATTTAAGATAGTATAATTAATACTATTAATGGAGCCTTTTTTACGACTATGACTGACTATTATCAAACACTAGGTGTTGGCGCAGATGCCAGCCCAGAACAAATTAAAAAAGCATATAGAAGCTTGGCTAACAAACATCATCCGGACAAGGGTGGTGACCAAGCCAAATTCAAAGATATCAGTGTGGCATACGACATTTTGAGCGATGCTAACAAAAAAACCGAATACGATCAAAAACGTATGTACGGTGATCAACATCAATTTCACTTTCATACTGGTAATCCGTTTGGCGGTGGCCAAGATCCTTTTGGGCAAATGTTTGGTGGCGCTGGTCATCCCTTTGGAGATATTTTTAGTCAAATGCGAGGAGTACGTAGGAACCGAGATTTGAATATACAGTGCCAAGTTAGTTTGGTAGACTCATATCTTGGCAAGCAACTTGAAGCTAATTTCCAATTACCCAGTGGACGCAATCAATCAGTTAAGATCAATGTGCCGCCTGGAATCACCAACGGAGACACTATTAGATACAACGGACTGGGTGACGATTCAATTCCTCAAATGCAACGTGGTAACCTCAACGTAACAATTTTAGTGCAAGCAGATCCCAAGTTTGAACGTAAAGGCGATGACCTTTATACAAACATAGAAATATCACCTATTGAAGCCATGTTGGGCTGTAAGAAAACTGTTAGTAATATATCCGGTGACACCATGGAGATTGACATACGTGCAGGTGTAGAAACTGGAGTTGAGTTTGCTAGTCATGGAAATGGCTTTACAAATGTAAATAATGGAGGGCGGGGAAGATTTGTCAGTGTAGTTAAAATTAAAACACCGATAATCACTGACCAAAATTTGATAGCAAAACTAAGGGCGCTGGATGCTGAAATTAATAGAGTCGTCTGATCTTATTCTAAAACAAAAAGCAGAACATTGGAATTTTGAAAAAGATCAAAACGCAGACTCCTTAGAAGTTGACATGGTTCAGCTCATGGTTATGAGTCAAGGCAGAGGATTGGCGGCCAATCAAGTTGGATTACTCAAACGAGTTTTTGCCATACATTTGACAAATCAAGTTCCGTTTTGCATGTTTAATCCATCTATATTGTGGGGAGATAACAATATGGTTGTTGGAGAAGAAGGATGCTTGAGCTTTCCTGGACTAATTTTAAAAGTACCCAGACATAACAATATTACAGTCAGATACGTTGACAGACAAAACAAAGAATGTATAATAGAACTAACTGGAATAGATTCAAGATGTTTTCAACATGAACTGGACCACTTGGATGGTGTTTGTTTCATAGACAATATTAGTCCATTAAAATTGTCATTAGCTAAAAAGAAATTATTAAAGAAAAAAAGGAAAATGTAATGGTTGAACCAAGTGATAACCTACAAGCAGTATTTGAAAAAGCAATCGATACAGCTAAAAAACTTCATCACGAGTATCTTACAATAGAACATTTATTGTATGCCATGTTATTGGAGGAAACATTTGGAAATGTAATTACAGGGTTTGGAGCAAGTCTCGACGAACTCAAAAACGATCTAACAGATTATTTGCACAACAAGTGCCAAGAAATCACCATTACTGATGTGGTTGTTAAACCAAAGAAAACTCAAAGTGTGGAACGTGTGCTTAATCGTGCATTTACACAAGTGCTGTTTAACGGACGCCAACGAATTGAACCTACTGATGTGTTCATGAGTATGATTGGTGAAAAACGTAGCTGGGCACACTACTATATTCAGAAGGCAAAAATTGATAAAGACAAGTTCAACGACTTTGTTAATAACAGCAATCCCGAAGAATCCGAAGAAGAATCCGGCACAGACAATCAGGGCGACAGAGCACTTCGTGCGTTCACAACCAATCTGAACGACATGGTTGAAAAGCAAAAGATTGATCCAGTTATTGGTCGTATTGACGAATTAGAAAATATTGCGTTGGCCCTGGGTCGTCGAAATAAAAATAATGTGATCCTGGTTGGTGATCCTGGTGTAGGCAAGACTGCTATTGCTGAAGGTCTTGCTCACAACATTGTGAATGGTGCTGTTCCAGAATTTCTTAAAGAATACAAAGTTTACAGTTTGGATATCAGTGCCATGCTGGCTGGCAGCAAGTACCGTGGAGACTTTGAAGAAAGATTCAAGCATGTTATCAAGGCGCTGCAGAAAAAAGGCAAAACTGTGTTGTTCATTGACGAAGCACACATGATCAGTGGTGCAGGTGCAGGAGGCAACAGTTCTAACGACCTTGCTAACATGATGAAACCTGCGTTGAGCAAAGGCAATATCAAAGTTATTGCCAGCACCACATGGGAAGAATATCGCAAACATTTTGAAAAGGATCGTGCGCTGATGCGCAGGTTTCAACGTATCACAGTTGACGAGCCCACCATAGAAGTTACTAAACAAATTCTCAAAGGTATTAAGAAATACTACGAAGGTTTCCACAAGGTTAAAATTCGTGACGATGCATTGGATGCTGCTATTAAATTGTCAGTCAAGTATCAAACAGACAAAAAGTTGCCAGACAAGGCAATTGACTTGATCGATTTGGCATGTAGCCGTTTTAATCTCAAACTTGCAGATGATCGGATCATCGGCGAGCGTGAAATTCAGTTTGAACTGGCCAAGATGATTCAAATGCCTGAAGAAAAGATCATGGAGACAGAATCCAGCAATCTTTCTACACTACAAGAAAACTTGCAACGTGAAGTTTACGGACAGGATCTTGCGCTTACAGAAGTTGTGGATAAGATCATGGTGGCGCAGGCTGGATTGAAATCAGAAAATAAACCTATTGGATCGTTTGTGTTCATGGGACCTACGGGTTGCGGTAAGACCGAAACTGCCAAGGCGCTGAGCAAGCACTTGGGTGTCAAGTTGTTGAGATTTGACATGTCAGAATACCAAGAGAAGCATAGCATCTCCAAGCTAATCGGTAGTCCTCCAGGCTATGTGGGGTTTGAAGAAAACGCTGGATTATTGATCACACAGATTCAAGAAAATCCCAATGCGGTGTTGTTGTTTGACGAAGTTGAAAAATCACATCCAGATGTCACAACTGTGTTGTTGCAAATGATGGATAATGGTTTTGTTACAGGATCAAATGGCAAACAAGCTGATTGCCGCAATTTGATTCTTATCCTTACCACCAATGCCGGCGCACAGTCTGCAGAAAAGAATGCAATTGGCTTTGGATCACAGGAAAAAGATTACAATGATGCAGATTTAAAGAAATTCTTTACACCAGAATTCCGTAATCGGTTGGATGGTATCATGACCTTTAACAAGCTGGGCAAAGAGTCCATGACCAAAGTCATTGTTAAATTCATGGATGAATTACGTGCGCAAGTCAAAGAAAAAGGCATTCGTATCAAGCTAGATAAGGAAAGTACTAACTGGCTTATTACCAAAGGATTTGATACCAAGATGGGTGCCCGCCCACTGCAACGTGTGATTGACAAGGAAATCAAACGTCCGTTGGCCAAGCTCATGTTGTTTGGCGATTTAAAGAACGGTGGAGTACTTAATATCACAGTTCAAGACGACAAGTTAGTGTTGTTGTCAACTCCTAAGGAATCAAAGACACCTTTGTTAACGGTGGATCCTACTACCTCGTTGGTTGAGATGAATGTTGATTAAAACCACAAGCAAGTTGTTCAGAGGGATATACCAATACAAGATAGTGTTGGTGTGTCCCAATGCACACTTCTTTCGCAACAGTGATTGGCAACAGTGCTTGCACCTGTTGCAAAAAAGTAGTATTTCTCCCGGTGTACGCCAAGGATCGTTAAGTTTTAAAAGCATTGAGGACAAGGACTATGCTCTGGCGCTGTATGAAGTGTTGTCTGTATTGGTTGATTTAAATGTTAGAATAGAAAATCCATGGATTACAGTGTACACAAATAATAAAAGTCATTTGGATGATTTAACAAAGTTGGACAAAACCAGGGTCAAGTATATTTGTTTGCCACCTGCCAATGTGTCACTGAGTTCTGATACTGTGATCATGCCTAAAATGAATTACGATTTTCAAGTGACCTTGGGTAAAACCACACAGGAACACAGTGCATTTATATCGTGGGCAGCATCCAATCAAAAACTCAAACTCACAAAGAGTTGTATAGCAGCCTTGACAAGGAATCGCAGTTGGGGCGGCACACACTTCTATGTGACAGGTGATAACAACTTACTCATGTCAAAAATGCACCTTGGCGGTAGTATATCCAAGGTTTCTCGCATTATCAAAGCATAGCCCATTGATTGCAAAAGCGATAAATACTCTAAATCCAGAGTGTTCTATTGGGAATAAAAATGCTTATAAAAGAGTTACTAGAAAACGCTAATTTTAAAGAATTAGAATATGTTAAACAACATGGCGATAAACGTGAGTTAGACTACGATCTAATAGAAGACCTACTACATTTCATGCACAACGACGACCGTATATACCGTCGTCACGTTTTTCCAGTGTTGGTTAAATGTTTAGATTTAGTCAATGCCAAGAAACCGGTACAAGCCAACATGTTTGCAGAAGCCATAAAAGAATGCTACAAACAATACAAAGAAAAATTCCCCATACGTGAATTACCCGATGAGTTAGAAGAAAAAATGTGCAAAGAAGCTTGTTCCAAAATGCACGACGATATACAAGAACACATACAAGCTGGCAAGTACAAGGGTATATAATGTTACTACGTGAACTATTTGTTAATGTTAAAAAGCCTATGCTTAAAGAAGGCGGTGGCAACATTTGGCCGGAAACTGTGGAATTTTATCCCACTCCAGACATGGTGCAAGCATTGTTATCGCAAGTTAAAAAGTATCTTCGTAAAGCAGGTTTCCCTTTGTATGTACAAGGCAGTGGTGCCAACACAGATCCTAATCCAGAACATCCAACAGGTGATTTGGATGTCAGCTGTGACATGGATCAAGTTAAACAATATTTTAAAATTTCTCAAAGCAAAAAGTTGGCTGACGATGACAAGGCCGCAAGAGTTGCACTTGAACAGTTTCTATTAGACAACGGAGTTCCAGCAACTTACAAGGCTGGAGTAACTGTACACATCAAATTTCCATACAAGGGACAATTTTATCAATGTGATATCAAAGTTGTTCGCAAAGCCGAGAAAGTGTCTAAATTTCACCAACACATTATACCACGCGGTAGCCCATACAAGGGTGTACACAAACAAGTAGTAATGAGCGCATTGGCCAGTGCTAAGAACATGTTATGGAGTCCAGACGAAGGACTATACGCAAGAGATGCTGCTAGAAAAAAAGCAGACTTGTTATCTGATGAATGGGATGAAATAGCTACACTATTATTGGGTCCTGGACACACTGGTGCTGATCTCGGCAGTGCAGAAAGCATCATGTCAGCAATTAAAGATCCAGCATTAAAACAACAAGTACACGATGCTGCAACATCCGGATCCAGTTGGTCAGCCACTCCGTTGCGTGGCCCGGCTACACCATTGTTGGAAGCAGCTGTGGGCCGCAAGTATCAACACATTGAAGATTTAGTTTTCACTGATGGCAGTGTGGGTGGCTTACATGCGGTTGAACGACTGCGTGACATGACTGCCAAAGGCAAGGGCATAGAATTAAAATGGGATGGAAGTCCTGTTGTATATTGGGGACGCGATGACCAAGGCGTGTTCCATATGTTTCCTAAAAATGCTTGGGATTATATAAAGCGTGGTACTACTCATACTAAGAGTGGTGTTACCACCATGATGAATGATCCAGATGATGTGGCCATGTTTGTGCTGGGCACAGGCACAGCACAACCCGGACAAGAAGAACAACGTCGTGCATTTGCTCAAGGACTTGCAGACCTATGGCCTTACTTTGAAAGTATCAGTCCCAAGACAGGCTATATTGAAGGTGGGATTTTATTCAGTCCGTTAAAGCCGGCTGTGTTAAATCCCAGTACCAATGAATATGATTTTACTCCCAATATAACAAGTTTCCATATTCCAGCTAAAAGCAAGTTGGGCATCAAGATTGCCAAAGCAAAAGTAATGGTTGCTGCAACCGGTTACTATACACACATTGGTTCAGACGAAACACGTTATCCCAATGCTGAAAAATTATCAAATAGTGATGTTATTGTACAAGGTACAACATATGTTGAAAATGCACCCAAAGTTGACGACACTGGATTGAAACACACAGAGTCGTATATCAAACAAAACAAAGCTGCTATAGATAGTTTTATTGCAGGTCAGCCCGGACTAAGCAAACCTGGCGATGTGTTGTACAGTTTCTTCAATCAAAATTTACGTGTGGCTGGAGTTAAACAAAAGTTCAGAGAATGGGCCACTGCAAAATTAAGCAATACACAAGCACAAAAGGTGTTGAGTCATCCTGGATTGGATGCAGTATTAAGTGCTGTTGAATTGCTAACACACGAAAAGATGAAAGTTATCAATACATTGAGTTCAGGCACACACGGCGGAATTCGTCAAACAAAACCAGAAGGATATGTGCAAGCACACCCGGGTGGTAAATTTAAAAATGATTTACCAGGACAGTTTGTAAAAACCATCGACCAGGCAAACTGGGCTCCGAGGAAAGACTAATGTTATTACGTGAATTTCTTAATCGCACTGGAGAAGGTAAAGCTGCTGTGGTAGGCTGGGGCCGTGGCATGGGCCACAAAGGTCACATGTATCTGGCCAGTAGCGTTATCACACAAGCAGACGAACAAGGTGCAGATCCTTACTTTGTTGTGAGCCGTACTGTGGGCAAAGACGATCCAATTAAGCCAGCAGAAAAAATGCAGATTTATAAAAAAGTATTTCCAAAACATGGACATATTTTTCACACCGCTACAGATGAAATGCCTGATTTAACCCGTGTGTTGGCACAACTGGACCGTCATGGTTATACAGATGTAACTGTGGTAGTGGGGGCAGATCAAGTTAAAGGATTAAGTTATGTCAAACAGTATAACGGAGTTCCAGACAAAGCTGGCAACATTCCATTCAGCTTTAACAGTTTAAATGTGATTGCTCGTCAAGAAACCAACGATCCAAGTCGTGAAGAAGAAGGTCCACGTGCCACGCCCATGCGCGATGTGCTAATGGATCCAGACAAGAGCGAAGATGAAAAGTTTGCAGTATGGCGTGATGCAATGAATCCCGAACTGGATGATGACGAGGTGCGTGATTTGATGCAAAAAGCACAAACACGTATGCAGGATTTCAGCAAACCCAAGGTTCGAGGAAAAAAAGAAAAAGCCGAACCAGATGTATCTTTGAAGGAAGCCAATGCGTTGGCAAGATCCTTAAGAGAAGGATCAGCTGGCAAGGTGGGCAAAGGCGGAACAACGCCCATAGACAAAAACAAGAAAGCCGCAATGAAAAATGCCACTACTTTGCCAGGACTAAACATGTCAACTGGTAGTATGTATAAAAATTATCGCATGGGTATTGCATTGGCAGGTGCGCCCACATACCCTACCAAGATGTCAGCTGACAATTGGATTGGCGGTGATCCACTAATTAGTTCATATACTGAAGAAGAATACGAAATGGTCAAAGCAGCAGCATTGCAAGTTGGTGCTGGCACAATTGAAAACTGGAGTGGTAAACGCAGTGAAGAAATGGCTGACGTAAATAAAACCAGCACAGTGGCAAAAATTAAAAAGAACAAATACGGAATTTAATCATGGATGAGAAATATCACTTGGCACTAAAAACAGCATTTGCTAGCGAATATGCATTTGCTCTCAAAGCACAAAATTTCCATTGGAACACTGAAGGTCCTTTATTTTATCAACATCACTTGTTGTTTGAAAGAATTTACGACGAAGTGTATGACAGTATTGATACGTTTGCAGAACAATTACGTGCATTACAAGTGTATGCTCCTGCCAGTTACAGCAAGTTCAGCATGCTGTCACAAGTCAAAGATGAAAATGCCGTGCCAGAGTGGATTGACATGTTGCGTGAACTATTGGAAGATAGCGAACGTATGGCTAACATATTCCGTATTACATTTGACATGGCTGAACAAAATGGCGATCATGGGTTGAGTAATTTTCTAGCTGATAGACAAGATGCACATAAAAAGCACAGTTGGATGTTGAGGTCAAGTGTGAAATAATGGATGAACTAGCACGTCTTAAGAAGTTGGCAGGTATTACAGAATTTAAAGGTCTGCAACCTTATGGCGGAAGCAACATCAGTGTGACTGGCACAGAAAAAGCAGTCATAATGCGTGAACAGAATATCAAACCTGGAACTGAAGAATGGTTCAAGTTATGGTTTAGTTTGCCCAAGTTTATGGGTGGCGAAGTTGCAGTAGGCACAGGATTTAGAGGAATTAAAAAATGAAAATGCACGAACTTGATGAAGGACTCTACCGTAGTCGCGGTAGTTCATCGGCATATGACAGAGACGAACGAGCCAGTAAACAAGGCTTTGGTCGACCGGAAAGAGACATGAGCGATGAATCCAATTTGTTATACATTTACAAAAACGAAAGAGTTCAGCAAGCAATGATCTCAAATCGTCACGAACGTGAAGCCCGTGATCAAGGATACAGAGATACTGTGGAACAGGCATTAAAATTACACGGCATTATCAAGAGCAAATTCAAACCAGGAAAATGGGTACAAAAACAAGGCAATGGCTGGACAGAAGTATATCCGTTTGGCAAACCAGAAGATGTGTCTGAATCAGCCACTGTGGGTGCAACAAGTTCAGCTAACATTGGCACTGTGGATGCACCGCATTTGAGTCCAGGCAAAGCACGTGGCAAAAAGAGTTATGTTGGTAGTCCTGGTAAGTCAGGAACAACAGCTCCACCACAACCCAAAGTTAACCAACCCAAAAACAAAGACGGCACAGCCAAGAACGGTTTAGATATCAAAGGCGCCAGTTTATTTGGTGGGCCGCCAGTCAAACGACGCTAAATACATAAAGATAACGGAGTATACTCATGCCAGCAGAATTAGATAACATTGACTCAGAAATGGACCAACCTGAGATGGATCAGCCAGAAATAGATTCAGAACCAGTGGGCGGCACCATAGGATTGCACGGTGACGAAACTGACCGTGAAGGTGCCATGGCCAAAGCTGATTTGTTCAAAATAGCCAACTACGCACACAAGCTGTATCAACAGTTGGAAGACAACGACCAGTTGGAATCTTGGGTACAAGCTAAAATTACCAAGGCTGCTGATTATATTGCATCAGTATATCACTATTTAGAATACGAAATGAAGTTCAGTGAATACGGGCACCACTTGGACAACAGTGATACACTAAGCGAAGGACAAAAAATGAGAATCAAAGAATTATTATCAGAAGCAAAATCAAAAGTAAAAGAACTCAAGAAAGCTCAAGCTGAAAAAGTTTCCGAAGAAAAATCTTCAACTGGTGGTGAGATTGACCGCAAAACCAAGGGTGTAACTAAACACAAAGAGAATCCAAACAGATTTAGCGACGAGCCGCATACTGAACCAAAAAGCCAAGCCAAATCACAGTCTGCAGCTGACAAAGCGGGCGACAAAGCTGCTGACAAAGCAGAAGAGAAAGAAGGCAAGAACTGGGAAAAGCGTTTTGGTAAAGATTCAGTGACTCGTGTGAAAGACGGCAAGAAAGTTGACGAAGGCATTGTAAGCGCCGTAAAGAGTGCTGTTGGACTAGCAAAGAAGACACCGTTGACAACAGCCGAGAAGAATGCTGCATCTCATGCGGCTAACAAAGGCAAAAATATGCCATCTAGTGGAAATGCCGCAGACGACTACGATTATTTCACCGGTCGAGATAAAACTCTAGGCGGGGAAACGAAAGTTAAAGAAGCACTTAAAGGTGGCCAAAAGAAATTAGACACCGATAACGACAACGACATCGATGCTAAAGATCTAGCTAACTTACGTGCTAAAAAGAAAGACAAGTTCAAAGAAGCCGCTCAGGCAAAATGCAACAGCACTGCCAAAGGCAAATCATGTCCAGTACACGGTTTAAAAGAATGTGGTATGTATGAAGCAGCTGCACCTACTAAAGACATGCCAAAAAAAGGTAGCAAAGTAGGCAAAGAAGGCAATGCATTTGGTAAGGCAGTACAAGATGCCAAAGCATCTAGAGATACCACTATGACAGTTGGTGGTAAAACCATGCCAGTCAAAGAAAGCAACAAAGCTGTTGCCGCTGAAATGTGGAAGAACATGAAAGAAACCACGGCTTACATGGCAGAAAGAAAAAAGAAAGAAAAAGTAACTGATGAGAATTTAACAGTTGTGCCAAATCCATCAGGTGCTGACAGTGCTGCAAGAGCAAAAGAATTAGGTGCAATGATGCCAGCACCAGCAGGCAAAAAAGATCCGATCAGTACCACAAAAGAGTCCATTGACTTGGCACGTATGCGTCAACTTACTGGTCGTTTGAATCAAAATGAAAAGCCAGCACTGGTTGAGAATCGTGAAGTTGATCAAATTCGTGCATTGACAAAACGCTTACTAGGTTAATAGTATGCGCATAGCAGATCTCGATCCTGAATTCATAGCCGAAGGAGAGATTCCTTATTATGTAACCATGCAAGGCGGCAAGCTCATGGTCAAAAGTGGTAACGGATTAACTCCTGTTGAGCCAAGTAAGTTATGGTTTGAACTTACTCCTGATGTTGAGGCAAAGGCACACTCTCAAGGATTTAGAAAAATAAGCATTTCATCAGCTGGCAGTATTATTTCTGGTTTAGAAGGCGGTGGTAAAATAATTGTAAGTCCTAGAGATTTCCAAAAATTATCTGCAACTAAAACAAGTAGTGCAGATAATACAGGTGACGAAGTAGGAATAGGTTTTGGTCAACATCCTATGGCTGAAGGATTGGATAGAATCAAAGAACTAACTAACAAAGTATTAAAGGGCTAACATCGTGGATATGAAGAAATTGCTTCTGAAGTTGGACGGTGTGGCTGCTAAACCAGTAGTTGATGCCGACAGCATGAAGAAGTTTCTTCAAGTGGTAATCGAAGGTAAAGATCCACACAAAGTCTCATTGCCAGTACAAATGGCAATGCAACACTATCAAAAACCCCAAGAAGAAACACCACAAAATTTCAAACCAGTTGGTCGCGAGACCACACTGGGCAAGTACTTCCACAAAGTGGAATCTGAGATAGCAGAAGAACGTGTACAGAAACGCAACTTGATTAATCAATACGCCACGGTGATTGCTGAACGTGTGATGATGAAAGAAGCGGCAAATCCTGCACAACAAGCTGCTATTGCTATTGCCAAGAAGAAGAAAAAGAAAAGTGTGGCGGAAAATGAAATTCCTGGACACAGCATGGGATTCAAACCAGGAGCAGGTGCGCCTGGCATTATGCCCAACGAAGGCATGTCTGCACAGGTAAAACTGAGTCGTGCGTGGGATCGTGAGCAGGCCAAATCAACGGCCAGTGCTGAACGTGCTAGACAAGCCAAAGCGGAATTTGAAAAAGATTGGAAGGAAAAACAAGAGAAGCAATCTCAAGAAAAGAATCCAATCAAAGAAGCCAACAAACTGGCCAGACTGACAAAAGAAGTTGCACAAGCGCCAGCCAAATCCAAAAAAATCAAACCCAAAACAAAAACAAGTGTGTGTCGCACTGGGCAAACACAAACAGGTATGCAAACCAAGAACGGAATGTCTGTTCCAAAATGCTCTGTGAAATAAATACATATTAATTCGGGGAACACAATGAACTTAAGAGACCTAATGAACAAGCTGGACACTATTGCAGAAGCAAGTGGTGATGAAGAAGCTAGATTTGCTGCGTATGTAAAAAAACAAGAAGATGTAAAAGCCAAATCAGCATTGGCTCAAAAAATTCAAGTAATGATTAAAGGTCAAGAAGATCCAAGTGCCAAAGGTGCAGGGTACACCATTGATCCAAAAAATGGTATAATATTTTGGTCAACTCCATACGGTGGTGAGACGCCCAGACCCGAGCCTGTGCGAATGGATCAGTTAACCAATTTACACAAAGATATTAAACAGTTATTAGACAGTGCAGGCGTAAGTATTGTTCCGTCAGCAGCAGCAACAGGCAGCGGCTGGAATAAATTTACAAGTTACGGTGCTGGATATCCTTCAGTTCCATTAGATCAAGTAAAATTATTACAACAGGGTAAACTTCCATCTGCTGTTACTACTGATCCAGTGGTGACAAAACCACCACTACCTTCTGGACCAACAACTCGACCACGATTGCCTGGACAAGACATAGGTTCTGGACAAGATGTTGCACAATTAAATGCATTGGTTGCAAAATTGGATGCATCACTGGGTGGAGATGTTGCTCCAAAACCAAGTCCAAATACTGATCCCGTTGTTAAGCCACCACCCGGCCCAGGAAAAACCACAGCACAGAAGGTTGGAATTGGCTCTGGTATGGCTGCAGGAGCATTGGCTGGCCAACAAATGGCCAAGCGAGCAGGATTCAAAGGTATTGGGCAAGCAGCTTCAGCCGCACTCGGCGGTACTGCTGCTGGATTAGGAGTGAATGCTTTTCAAAACGAAGGCATCCAATACAAATCAAGTATTGCTCAGTCACTGACTGAAAGTCTTGGCTACGAATTTCAAGATGACCAATTGGATGAATACAGCATGAGCCAGTTGGGCAAGGATGCAGGCGATTTTGGTCGTGGTGCATGGAATGGTGTGACACTGGGCTCAGGAGACAACATTGCTGCTGGTGTTAAAAGTGCATTTGGTCCTGGAACATACAAAGACGAATTAGCTAAACAGGCCGCTGCAAGCAAAGAGGCCGAAACACGTAGTCCATGGTTGTATGGTGCAGGCAATGTGGCAGGGGCATTGGCTGTGCCAATTCCTGGAGGTGCTGCAGGTGCATTGGCTGCTAGAGGTGCCAGAGCATTAGGAGCAGGTGCCAACGTAGCTACTGGTGCTAAAGTAGCAGGAGTAGTAGGTGCTAACCTTGCTGCAATGAAAGCTGTTGACACAGTTAAACAAAAATCTGATCTTAATACATTTGTTGGCCCAGGTGGAGATAAACGTATTGGAGCATTGCAACAGGCAATTGGTTTAGTTGGTGCTCAAATTGACGGCAAGATGGGGCCGAACACTGCAAAAGCCATTATGGCTTATCAGAAAGACCAAGGACTACCTGTAACAGGCAAAGCAGATCCGGCCACAATGTCCAAAGCAGGCCTTGCAGAAAATCGTGTACACACAGTTGCAGAAGATATCAGATCAATGCAACAAAAATTGGCCATGATTGAAAGTGGTCAATGGAGTTTGGAAGAAGATACAGTGTATCGTGTGTGGTTAAGACCTGACAATACTGTTATCGATGACAACGGCGTGTTGATTACAGATGACGAATTGCTTGAAAATATTCAATGGGATCCAAAATTTTTAGCAGAATTTGATTACGGTATGAAATATATAGGCAAAGGATATGACGCCCTTAAAGGTGCAGCTGGAAAAATGTTTGGTCGAAGTCGACCAAACGCAGTTGCTACAAAGCCGCCAGCTACCACTACCAATACTGTTTACAAGCAAAGTGCCAACAACCCCAATGCAGCCAAAGCTGACTTACCAAAGGCACCTGCTGTAACCAAAGACCTCACTGGCGCACCAATTACTCCTGGTGCATTAAGTGCTACAGGCAGTGTTGGAGCTCTCAGAGCGCAGAATGCTGCAGATGACGCGGTGAATGCGGGCAGAGCCGCAAGTAAAGAATTAGGCGGCACAATGAACGCCATGGTCAAAGGCAGCGATGATGTTGCAAATGCTGCAGATGATGCTGTGCGAGGCGCTGGTGCGGCTTTATCCAAATCTGCAGACGATGTTGCAGGTGTTGCTGGTAAGGCAGGGGCCAATGCTGCAGATGATGCTGTGCGAGGTGCTGGAGCGGCCTTATCCAAATCTGCAGACGATGTTGCAGGTGTTGCTGGTAAAGAACTCAGTGCTGCCGAAAGAGCTGCTGCATCTGCAGCAGCCAATGCTGCCAAACGATCTGGTAGACTATCAGGTTGGATAAGAGCTAATCCCAAGTTGGCTGCTGCATTAGGCCTGGCCGGAGCTGCAGCAATTGGTGCAGGAACAGTGGCAGCATTGGGAGGTTTTGACGATGAGGAGAAACCTAATCCAGAAAACGGGCCAGCAACTGATCCAGCAAACGGGCCAACAACAACGGGTTCAGATGTTGCGCCATTACCAACTAATACCACCACAAGCGAATTAACTCCAGAACAAAAAGAATTAATCAAACAAATCCGTGTGCTGATGCGTAACGACTGGGGCGACGATAAAGATTGGTTCAACTCAACAATGTCTGCACAAGCTGTTTTAGATAAAGCTGAAAAAAGAAAACAAGCGGAAGCTGCAGCTGTTTCAACAGCAAGTGAGAAGAATGGCGGTATTGCCGCGCAGCCTACAGGAACTACAACTACCAAGCCCGCAAGTGTTAAACCCAATGATATATTTAAAGACAGCAACGGTGTAAATCGAGATGCGTCTGGTAAAGAGTATAAACAGAATCCGGCAACAAAACAATTTGAACCTGTAACAGAAAGCGATAACGAATTGGCTCGCTGGTTGAGAATAGCCCGCGGTTAATCAATAAAAATGGCAGATTTATTCTGCCATTTTCACCTCTAAAATATCTAACCACTTGCATTAACACGATAAGTAAAGTATAATAGGCATATACATTAGGAGATAGCATGTCAGGTCGTTCATATGGTCCAGAAGAAAAGGCAAAACTAGAGCGTTTGATTTCAGAAGGTAGCACAGTGCTGCGTGAAATTGAAGATCTATCAGAAGGCTTAAAAGAAACAGTCAAAGCTGTGGCAGAAGAATTACAAGTGAAACCAAGTGTTATTAACAAAGCTATCAAGATTGCTCACAAGGGTGATTGGAGTGCGCATAATGCAGATTGGGAAGAAATTGAAGCAATTTTGGATATCACCAAGCGTATCTAATAAGTATTGCTAGCAAGGGTCGGCGGGCCATAAACCGCATGTAAGGTGTTTGTCAGCCGTAAATGACATAAGGAGAATTATGAGCTATGTAGACGCATGGTTTGACCGCGAGAATGACGTTATTCGAGTGGTTGAACGCAACAAGAAAGGTGAACGTGAGTTCCGAGACATTCCTGTCAAACACACGTTCTATGTAAAAGACCCAAAGGGCAAACATCAATCAATCTACGGAGATGCACTAACACGCATTGTCTGTAAGAACACAAAAGAACTACGCAAAGAACAAGCTATCAACAGCAGCAAAGAACTGTTTGAAAGCGACATCAATCCAATCTTTGTTACACTTAGCGAACATTATTTAAATCAAGATCCTCCCAAACTCAATGTGGCGTTTTTTGACATTGAGGTGGACTTTGATCCTGAAAGAGGCTACAGCACACCTGATGATGCGTTCATGCCAATTACCAGTATTGCTGTTCACCTACAATGGTTAGAAACACTTATATGTTTTGCTGTTCCACCTAAGACACTAACTTGGGAACAGGCACAAGAAGAAACTAAAGAATTTCCCAACACCATGCTGTTTAAGACAGAAGGGGAAATGTTGGATGCATTTTTAGATCTAATTCAAGATGCAGACATTCTAACAGGTTGGAATAGCGAAGGTTACGATATTCCTTACACTGTTAATCGTGTAACTAAGGTTTTAAGCAAAGACGACACTAGACGTTTTTGTTTGTTTGATCAATTCCCCAAGCGCAGAGAATACGAAAAGTTTGGACGTCAATCAGTTACATATGATTTTATTGGTCGTGTACACTTGGACAGTCTTGAACTGTATCGCAAATACACATATGAAGAACGTCATACGTATCGATTGGATGCTATTGCCGAATACGAATTAGGCGAACGTAAGACACAGTACGAAGGCACACTTGATCAGTTATACAACAATGATTTTAAAACATTCATCGAATACAATAGACAAGATACTTCACTACTTGACAGACTGGACAAGAAACTAAAGTTTTTAGATCTAGCTAATACACTGGCACACGAAAATACAGTATTGTTACAAACTACAATGGGTGCGGTGGCTGTAACTGAACAGGCTATTATTAACGAAGCACATCGTCGTGGATTTCAAGTACCTAATCGTATCAAGAAAGACGACCGTGAAGAAAATACTGCGGCTGCTGGTGCTTATGTAGCTGTGCCTAAGGAAGGTATTCAAGACTGGGTTGGCAGTTTAGACATTAACAGTCTGTATCCTAGTGCAATTAGGGCACTTAACATGGGGCCAGAAACTATTATTGGTCAATTGCGTCAAACACGAACAGAAGAATTTATTGAACTGCAAATGGCCAAGGGCAAGAGTTTTGCGGCTGCATGGGAAGGTAAGTTTGGATGTGATGAGTTTGAGGCTGTTATGTCGCAAGAGATTGGCACAGACATTACTATTGACTGGGAAGATAAGTCCAGTGATGTGCTAAGTGCTGCAGAAGTATACAGACTAATCTTTGAAAGTAACCAACCATGGATGCTCAGTGCTAACGGCACAATCTTTACCTACGAGAAAGAAGGTATTATACCCGGCTTGCTCAAGCGTTGGTATGCTGAACGTAAAGAGATGCAGGCCAAACTAAAGGAATGTATTAAAAGTGGTAACAAAGTTGAAGAAGAATACTGGGACAAGCGTCAGTTGGTCAAGAAGATTAACTTAAACAGTTTGTATGGTGCCATTCTTAACAGCGGTTGTAGGTTTTTTGATAAGCGTATTGGGCAATCGACTACACTAAGTGGTCGTCAAATTGTTAAGCACATGGCCAGTAAGGTAAATGAGATTATTGCAGGAGAGTATGATCATAGAGGTAAGGCCATTATTTACGGTGATACAGACTCTTGTTATTTTAGTGCTTACAAAACACTACAGAAGGACATTGACAAAGGTCTTATTCCGTGGACTAGAGAAACTGTAATTGGTTTATATGACCAGATAGCAGAAGAAGTTAATACAACATTTCCACAATTTATGTTGGATACATTCCATTGTCCTAAATCACGTGGTGAAGTTATCAAAGCAGGTCGTGAGATTGTTGGATCTAAGAGTTTGTTTATTACTAAGAAGCGTTATGCTGTTCTTTACTATGATAAAGAAGGCAAGCGTACTGACGTAGATGGCAAGGCCGGCAAGATCAAGGCCATGGGCTTGGATCTAAAACGTAGTGACACTCCGGAATTTATTCAGAACTTTTTAAGTGATGTTTTAGAGATGGTTCTAATGGGTAAGCCCGAGCAAGAAGTCTTAGATCACATTAGCGAATTTCGTATTCGCTTTAAAGCCCGACCAGGTTGGGAGAAAGGAAGCCCTAAACGTGCAAACAACATTACAGACTACCAAGCAAAAGAGAAGAAAGCTGGCAAGGCTAATATGCCTGGTCATGTTAGAGCAAGTATTAATTGGAATACGCTCAAGAGAATGTACAACGACAAGTACTCAATGAACATTACAGACGGTGCTAAAGTAATTGTATGTAAACTTAAACCTAATCCATTAGAGTTTACCAGTGTTGCATACCCAGTTGATGAATTACGTTTGCCACAGTGGTTCAAAGATCTTCCGTTTGACCATGCAGAAATGGAGCAAACAATTATCGATAACAAGTTAGACAACTTAATTGGGGTTCTAAAGTGGGATATCAATAGTACAGAAGAAAAGAACACATTCAATTCACTATTCGAGTTTTAATATGAAAATTATAATTGCAGGATACGGATTTGTTGGCAAGGCTGTTGCTAACGCTATTAAAGATAAAAACGATTTACATATTGTAGATCCGAAATACACTAGGGCAGAGATAAAGGATTGCACCGATGCAGATGGTGCTATTATTTGTGTAGGAACTCCGGCAACTGTACTAGGTGATTGTGACGTTAGTCAAGTGCGTAGTGTATTGGACCAGTTACCAATCACTATACCTGTATTGATTAAATGTACAATTGTGCCAGATTACCTAAATAAACTGGTGGCAGATTATCCCGATCACAATATCTGTTATAGTCCAGAATTTTTAAGAGCTTCTACAGCAGATGAAGACTTTAAAAATCAAACATATATGATATTAGGTGGAGATGATATTAATTCAGTCATATGGCATGAGCTATTTTTTGAGTCATTACCTAAAATTAAAACATCGTTCCACTGTACTATTGCAGAAGCTAGCATGGTCAAATATGCAACTAATTGTTTTTTAAGTGTCAAGGTGGCATTTTTTAATCAATTGTACGATACATGTCTTGCTAATAATATTGATTTCGATACTGTGACTAGTTTACTTAAACTAGACGACAGGATTGGATCAAGTCACATGCAAGTTCCGGGTCCAGATGGACTTCGTGGATTTGGAGGAGCTTGTTTTTCCAAAGACACAAATGCATTTGTATGGTATTCTGATCGATTGAGTACGTCTGTAAGTATCCTAGAATCGGCAATAAAATATAATAAAAGAGTTAGAAAATAATTGACATAGTCACAAAAAACCTATATACTATAAACATGGAGAACAATATGAAAGACTTTTTACAAGACCTAGTAGCACACACACATAACTTAGGCTTTTTGCCACTAGTTAAAATTAGTGCAACAGAAAAAGAAGCGTTAATCGAATCAATGGCTGAGGACCGTAGCGTTATCTTAACAGCAAAAGCCAAAGCGCCAGTGGAAGATTTTGAAGGTACCTTTGGTATGCCTAACCTTAACAGGCTAGACATTATTCTCAAGTGCCCAGAATATAAAGAAAACTTTACTATTAAAGTAGTTAAGCAAGAACGTAATGGTGAAACAATTCCAACAGGTTTGCATTTCCAAAACGGTGCAGGCGATTTTGAAAACGACTATCGTTTTATGAATCAAGACATTATCAACGAAAAGTTGAAAACTGTTAAGTTCAAAGGCGCAGCATGGGACATTGATTTCAAACCCACAATGGCCAGTATACAAAAGTTTAAATTCCAAAGTGCAGCACACAGTGATGAAAAAACATTCCAGGTATCTACCAAAGATGGTAACCTAGTGTTTAGCTTTGGTGATGCAAGCACACACGCTGGTAACTTTGTGTTCCAAGCAGGCGTAAATGGCAAATTAAAACAAACATGGTCGTGGCCTGTCACAGCGGTTCAGAGTATTTTGAACTTGCCCGGCGATGTTTCTATGCGTATTGCTGATGCAGGTGCATTAAACATCACAGTTGACAGTGGCGTTACTGTGTACGACTACATTTTGCCAGCACAATCTAAATAATGAATAAAAACCTGACAGCAGCTCAAAGCGATTATGCGTATTTCCTGCCGGCAACGTCAGGCTTTTACAGCACGTATATAGGCAAGCAACGTTACAGTAACTATGTGGACCCAGCTCGCATTCCTGCGAGTTTTGGTCCACTAGGTATCGAAGCTATGAACTATTTGAATCCCAATGCGGCATTCTACTTTGACCATTGTTTGTATTCAGCAGGGCATGCCAACTTGGATTTGTCTAAACCCGATCCAAGCGAAGACATGTTTCGGAATAGAGATCGTAGTACTAGTTGGGTACTGGGTGATTCAGGTGGTTTCCAGATTGGTAAAGGAGTGTGGGAAGGTGAGTGGAATGATCCGGCAGGACCAGTAGTTGCACAACGCATGGCTGAAGCTGTAGCCAAGGGTGTAGAATTAGTACCACAATTACATCCCACTGGGCATCCCAAGACTGACAAAAATGGCAATCCAAAATATAACAAAATTGATCACGTGAAAATCTACCAGGCCAAACTGGATGCGGCTCAAAAAAAACGTGGACAAGTGTTGGCATGGATGGATGCGCTCATGGACTATGGCATGGTTCTTGATATTCCAGCATGGGTCGGTCGTAGTCCTGTGGGTGCTAAGAACAGCGGTGTTGGGGATTATCCTCAAGCAGTAGCAGCAACCAAGTATAACAATGAATACTTTATTAAGCATCGCACAGGTGCTTGTAAGTTTTTAAATGTGTTACAAGGTGAAAATCACGCACAAGCAGACGACTGGTATCAGCAGATGAAAGACTTCTGCGATCCAACAAAATATGATAAACCTTTCAACGGATGGGCCATGGGTGGACAAAACATGTGCGACGTTGATCTAGTGTTACGTAGATTAGTGGCACTGAAGTTTGATGGACTTCTTGAAAAAGGTCATCAAGACTGGATGCACTTCCTGGGCACCTCTAAGTTAGAGTGGGCATTGTTATTAACTGACATACAACGAGCTATAAGGAAATATCATAATGAAAACTTTACCATCTCTTTTGACTGCGCCTCACCGTTCCTTGCCACAGCAAACGGTCAAATCTATGTCCAAACAGAAATCAAAGACAGAGAAAAATGGCTCTACCGAATGTTGCCGTCTCTTGATGACAAAAAGTACAGCCAAGATACACGACTCTTCCAAGATGTAGTTGTTCAGGATAAACACTTTATCAGTTTTACTACAAGTCCAATGATGGACGGGGTAGAGGTTAAAGACATTTGTATCTACGGTCCAAATGACGTT